ATCAGGAATTAGAAAAGAAACTTGGTGACAATACGGAAGCACCTAAAGAAGATGCTCCCAAAGAAGAAACAAAGAGTGATTTAGATATTGCTGAAAAAGCAGTTGAGAGTGCAGGGCTTAACATGGAAAACTTGTCTTCTGAATATGCTGAAAAAGGTGAGTTAGATGCTAAGTCATACGAGGCTTTAGAAAAAGCAGGTATACCTAAAGAATATGTAAACCAGTTTATCGAAGGTCAAAAAGCAGTTGCAGACCAACAGACAACATCTATTAAAGACATAGTAGGTGGAGCAGATGCTTACACAGAAATGTCTGAATGGGCGGCAGAAAACATGTCTGAACAAGAGAAGACAGCTTACAATACAGCAGTTAATTCTAAAGATATAGAAACTGCAAAGTTAGCCGTTGTGGGTTTAAAAGCCAAGTTTGAAAATGCTAACGGCAATGAGCCAAGTCTTGTAGAAGGTAAAGCTACAATTACAGGTCAAGGTGGTTATAAATCTTGGGCTGAAGTTACAGCCGCTATGGGTGATGACAGGTATCAAAAAGACCCTGCTTATCAAAACATGGTTCAAGAAAAACTAAGTAAATCGGAGTTATAATATGAGCCTTTATAGAAATATGAACGCCAGAAAAAAATCTGGCACATCAAGACCAAAAAGTAAAAGTACGGTATCCGCTAAAGCATATAAAAATATGAAAGCAGGATTTCCTAAAAAGAAAAAGACGATATAAAAAATAGTTGTGCAACGCTTATGCGTGGCAACTGCCAACTTTAATTAGCCAAATAACTTGACCCCTTGCGAGGGACAATCTTGACTAAATAACTTATTGAAGAGGCTTTTATAAACTAACATCAATAAAGGAGACAATCACATGTCAAACGCAAGTCCAGTTAAATTCGGAAATGCTAATAGTGGTTCTACTCGTGATGATGCCCTGTTTTTAAAAGTATTCGCAGGTGAAGTAATTACTTCATTTGACAGAGCTTCAAAAACACAAGGTGCTGATATGGTAAGAAGTATCAGTAACGGCAAATCTGCATCTTTTCCAGTAATGGGAAGAATAGGTGCGGCGTATCACGCAGTTGGAGCTGAAATATTAGGTGACGCAGTTAACTCAGCAGAAAAGGTTATTACAATTAATGACCTTCTAATATCTTCAGTATTCGTATCGAATATCGAAGAAGCAAAAAACCATTGGGACGTAAGAAGTGCGTACTCTACTGAAATGGGTAGAGCATTATCTTTTCAAAAAGATAAACACATCTTACAAACAATCGGTCAAGCAACTCTAGCCAGTGCAAACGTAACTGGTGGAGACGCTACAACTAATGTAGTCAACACAGGCATTGCATCTTCAACAGATGCTACTGCGGCTAATGCAATGATAGATGCTATCTTTGCGGCGGCTAAAGAGCTTGATGCAAACTATGTTCCATCAGAAGGCAGAAAATGCTTTATGAGATTGGAAGAATACTACAAATTAGCAAACGCTACTAATGCAGTCAATGTTGACTTCAGTGGTGGAGCTAATGGTGGTGTTGCATCAGGAAAAGTTGCAAAAATTGCAGGAATTGAATTAGTACCAGTTCCTCATTTTGTAGCTTCTAATGTTACTTCAGGTGCAGACGCAGGTTCAGCAACAAACGCAGGTTCAACTCCTCAAGCAGTTAACCTAACTAACTTTGTTGCTCTTGTATCTCACCCTTCAGCAGTCGGAACTGTTAAGCTAATGGATTTAGCTGTTGAAAAAGAGTACGACATCAGAAGACAAGGTACGTTAATGGTTGCTAAATACAGCATGGGGCATGGCGTCCTAAGACCAGAAGCGGCAGTCGGAATTAAAGAAGCATAATACTTCTTAATTTATACAGGGCGGAGATTAACACAGACAATCCGCCCTGTGTACTCACACAAAATTTAACTTAAAGGATATATGGCAACACAAATTACACCTACTACAGAATTGCAGTCGGTCAACATCATGTTGAGTACGATTGGAGAAGCACCTGTTAACTCAATTACAGGAACTACTACAGTAGATGTATCAACAGCTATAAATATTCTTAACGAAACTTCAATGTCCATTCAATCTCAAGGGTGGAATTTCAACACACACACAAATTACAAATCTTTATCAATCGACAGTGACGGTAAAGTACCCCTTCCTTCAAACTGCGTTAAAGCAGATGCAAACCCCTCTTACAGATATTTAAACTACACAATTAGAAACGGCTATTTATATGATATGGATAATCACACAGACATCTTTACTTCAGCACCTTCAAGTGTTGATTTGGTTCTAGTACAACAACTGGCACATTGTCCTGAATACGCTAGACAATATATTACAATGAAAGCGGCAAGAAGATTTGCCTCAAGATTTATAGGTGATAAAGAAATTACACAATTAATTGGTCAAGATGAAAATGAAGCTCTAATGGCATTTCATCAAGCAGATAGCCAAGAGGCTGACGCAAACATGCTTAATGGAGACCAGAATACATTTTCTATAATCAATAGAACACCTCGTAGGACTTACTAATGGGAAGCGTAGTATCGCAATCAATCCCTAACTTTTTGAACGGTATGTCTCAACAGACACCTACTCAAAGAGGTATTAATCAGGGCGAAGACCAAATAAATCTACAAAACGGTTTAGTTGATGGTTTAGCTAAAAGACCTCCTTTAGATTATATAGCAACATTAGATAGTTCTAATATCTATTCTAATAAAACAAAATTTTGGTCAATACAAAGAGACGCTTCTAATCAGTACATTGTAGCTTTATACAATGGCGGTGTTAAAGTATTTGATTTAGCAGGTAATGAAAAGACAGTTACTATTGCAAGTGGTTCAAGTTATTTAACTTCAACTAATCCAAGAGAGAATTTTAAATTAGTTAATGTTGCAGATTATACTTTCATTGCTAATACTAACACTACAGTTACAGCAGACAGCACTACGTCTGCGGCTAAAGTAGAAGAGTTTTTAATTGTTTGTAAATTAACAAACTACGGTAGAGAATATAAAGTAGCATTGAAACACCCATCAATGGCACAAGAGCTAGAAGTTATATTTCAATTACCTACTGGTAATGATGCGGCTACAGATGCAAAATTTAGAGACACTAACAAAATTACAGACATACTTTTAAAAGGAACTTCAAGTACACACTGGGATAGTAGTGCAAATGGTATTGGTTTCAATGTTAGAAGAACTGACACAGGAGCTTCAGTATCTACAACACAAGGGTTATCTAATTATTCTGGTTTTACTTCTCATTTTACGTTTGAAGAATTTGACAGTGTAATTTATGGAAAACCTACTGATGGTAATGCGGCTTATACTATAACTACTTCAGATGGTTCTGGTAATACAGCCATGTATGCAATCAGAGATGAGATACAAGATTTTAGTAAATTACCTTTCTACGCAAAGACAGGTGTAATTATGAAAGTAACTGGTGAAGAAGGTGATGAACTATCAGATTACTATGTAAAATTTTCAGGTAAATCAGGTGTATGGAATGAAACACTAGCACCTGCAACATCATTAGGAGTTACAAATTCTACAATGCCTCACGCATTGATTAACAATAATGATGGAACATTTACATTTCAAGAATTAACATGGACTGACAGGGTGTGTGGTGATGCAGATAGTAACCCTAACCCTACATTTATTGGTAGAAAAATTAATAACTTAACCTATTACAAAAATAGATTAGGTATTTTATCAGGAGAGAATTTAGTATTAACAGAAAATGCTTCTTTCTTTAATTACTTTGCAACAACTTCTACACAAGTTTTAGACACTGACCCCATTGATATAGCGGCTAGTGGTACACAAGTTAACACACTTAAAAACTCTGTAGGATTTAATGAAAGTTTATTATTATTTTCTGATACAGCACAATATAAATTAGATAGTTCTGGGGAAAGTATTTCACCGACTACAGCTATACTTAATGAAGTATCTTCATTTGAACATGATGATAAAGTTACTCCAGTATCAGCAGGTAAGTTTGCATATTTTGCACAAGCAAGAACTTCAGGTACAGCAATAAGAGAATACTTTGCTGATGATGATACATTAACAAATGATGGTATGGATATTACTGTTTCAGTAGGAAACTTAATACCAAGTAATTGTTATCAAATTGTATCTAATACAACAGAAGATACATTAATATTTTTAACTTCAGCTACAGGTGATAGTCAAACAGCACCTTTTAGTGGCACTGCGTCTTCAACAGATGCGGACACTATGTACATCTATAAGTATTTCTTTGATGGTGGCGAGAAAGTACAAAACGCTTGGTCTAAATGGACATTTACAGGTGCTAAAATTATAGGTGCTATGTCTTTAGAAAGTTTTATCTATGTAGTAATTTCTGAAGGGACTACTACAAAATTAGTTAAAATAGATTTAAGAAATTTAAAAGATGCCACTATAGGACATGGTGTTTATATTGACCTTAAAGCATCAGTGACAGGTACATACGCAAGTGGTACTGGCTTAACAACATTCACGTCACCTTATGGTGCTAAAACTGGTTTAATAGCTGTAGATAGGGTTAACGGTAATAACTACACAGCAACAAACACGTCAGGGTCTACGTATACAATCGTTGGAGACCACACAGCGTTATACATTGGTGTGCCTTATGAAAGTAAATACACACTATCTCCTCAGTATGTCAGAGAGAATACTGGAAGAGGATTAGTAGCTGTTACTTCAGGTAGATACCAAATAAGAAATATATCTTTTAATTTTGAAAACAGTGGGTTCTTCCAAGTGGAAGTTACTCCTACAAACAGAGATAAATCTACAAGTATTATGAATGGTTATATTATCGGTACTGCAACAAGTATCATTGGACAACCTGCTATTGCAACAGGAACTTTAAGAGTACCAGTTCAATCACAAAATTCAGAATTTACTTTAGATATAAAATCTTCATCACATTTACCTATGTATATTTCAGGTGCAGAAGTTGAAGGCTATTATCACAACAGAGCAAGAAGAATTTAATGAAAGAAAATTACGTAAGAAAAGCAGAATTAAAAGATGCTTTAGAGTTAGCTCCTAAAATGAGAATAGGAGATAGAAAAGAAATTATGGCTTCAGATGGTTCAACACCGTTAGAAAGTTTAGTTCTTCCTTTTACACAAAAAGGTGCAAAGATTTATTCTATTTTAGGCACAAAGTCAGAAGGTGTGATTGGTATGTTTGGGTCTAGTCCTGTTAAAGAAAAAGGGTATGGAATAGTTTGGTTATTATCTAGTGAAGATTTATTTAAACATATTAAACAATTTATTAAAGAGTGTCCTAAATGGGTACATGACATGAGTAAAGATTATGAACATGTCTACAATTTTGTAGATGAAAGAAATTGGAAAAGTTTAAAATGGTTACAGTTCTTAGGATTTGAACCAAAAAGAAAAATAGGAGATTTTGGTGTTGGAAAAATACCATTTATATTAATGATGAAAGAGGTAAATAAATAATGTGTAATGCTTACGCACAAGCAGGTCTAGCAATAGTAGGACAGTATCAGGCTTATCGACAAAAGAAAGCTGACAACAAAGCTATTAGAAGAGACCAAGATGCAACAAGACGAAATGCCGATAGAGGATATTTACATGACCTTAACAAAATTGACCAAGAGAAAGTTAATGCTGACATGGAGAAAGCAAAGGCTGAAGCTATAACTAAAGCAACAAGAGATGGTGAGATTGCACAAAAAATGAATTTAGGTAACGCAAACAATACAAAAATAGTTCAATCTATTGGTGCGTTATATGATGAAGATTGGAATGAAATTACAAGTGGTTACGATAAAGACATGCAATTATTCGCTAATCAGAAAACGGAAGCATACGCTAACCAAGTAAAAACTTATAATAGTTTAAAACCACCTACAGACCCATCAAGAGCAGGATTAATTATTGGTATCGCTACAAGTGCTAGTGAAGGTTACCAACAAAATGAAAAAGATAAAGCGGCAAAAAAACAATAAAGGATAGTAATGGCTGAATATAAAAGACAAGGAACAAATAAATACTATGGTGCAGGTAGTGCAGGGTATGTATCATCAGGCAGTAGTGTAGATGGTTTAGCTAAATCTTTAACTAACGCAGGTTACAAAATTGGTAAAGCAAATGAATTAAGAATTGATAGGAAAAAAGATAAAGCTATTGCAAAGATAGACGAGATGTATGCAACAGGTAAATCTTTTGAAACCATACAAGCAGAGATTATTTCAGGTAAACACAAAGAGTTAACTGGTAAATACATTGATGCTACTACAAACTATCATGCAGGTAGAGTTAAAGCCGAAGAAGTAAAAAATACTATTGTAGCGGCTCAAAACAACGGTGAATACGATATTACAAATAAAAGCACTAATTTAGATATGTTTATTAACAAGTTCTTACCTGATACAAGGTCAATGGATAGTGCAACTTTATTAGGGTTTACTTCCAATTTTAATAAATTTAGAGCAGATGCCGCTACACAAGATGCTGAAGCTAGAGCAGGTGAAGCTCTAAAAGTTAAAAATGAAGAAGGTATCACTCTTTTAGATGGAATTGAAACTTCAAAATTAAAAACAGAAATACCTAATTTTCTTAAAAGTTTACAAATACCTTTACCCTTGAGAGATGGCACAGGTTCATCTTTATTGTACACAAACGAAGAAACATTAGCGGTAATGAAAAACAGTGTATCAAATTTAATTGACACTGCAAAAACAGAAGATGACTTAGATAGAGTTGATATTCTTTTAAATACAAATTTAGGTTATTCTAAAAGTGGTTCAGCTATTGGTACTTTAGCCTCAAGAAAATCAAAAGAAATTGCTACGCTTGTAAAAAATTTAGAAATTAAAAGAAGAAATTTAATTACTAATGATAGACAAGTAGAAGCACGTGAAACTGCTGACCGAATAAAAGCACTTACTACTAAAATGCTTGTGAATAAAGTTGAAGAAATAGATGAAAATGGAAATGTAACTACTAGACCATTAAATGAAATAGAAAAACAAGATTTGAAAGACGCTGTCAGAAGAGAAGGAGATATGCAACTTTTAACACTGTTTGTAAATACAATGAAGGCTAACCCATACTACGATAACGACCCTGAAGTATTCAATAATTTAATAGTTATGATACGTGACGACCAAGTTCAAGATAGAACTGATATAGCAAAATTAATAAATGATAATAACATAGCTCCTGCAAATCAACCTAAATTGTATGAGGCTTACGATAATTCAATATTAGATGATAACAAAAGACTTCATCTAGTTAATACATCTTACGTCATGGGAACAGAAGCTGTTAACAATAAATTAGGACAAATGTTAGCACCATATATAGCCGCAAACCCTGATGGAGATTTAGTAAAAGTTGCAACAGATAGCGTTAATGCACATCTTATTGTTGAGATATATGATTTTGAAAAAGATTATTATGAAGACGCTAAAGCTAATGGAAAAAAAAGATTAAAACCTACTAATGAAGAGAGAACAGCGTTTATGAAAAGAAAACTTGATGACGTAGAACGTCAATATAAAGATGCTCAAGGTGTAATAAACATGAAAACTTTTGATGAACAGGAAGTTGATAGAATTAAGGCTGAAGAAAAAGCTAAGAAAGATAAAATTGACAAGACTGCTGATGACAAACTAATAGAGGACGCAAAGGAAGAAACAAAACGAGCTTCTGGTTTCTATGAAACATTTAACGCTATTGTAGAGGCAATTCCAAATATTGACATAGAGATACCTGAGTATGAGCCAACTGATAGTACAACAACTTTAAAAGAAGGTTCTCAAAGAAGTCAAGGTCAAGCATCTTTTATGGAATCTCTTAATCAAAGTCTTACTGAAAGCAAAGTAATGCCTTTAGTTGAACAAGCCCTTACATCAATAATTCCTGACAATAAATTTAATCTGGAATTTTTTCAACTTATTCCACAAGAGCAAGGAGATGAAATGATAGCTTCTATATCTGAAAAATTAAATGTTCCTGTTGAAACTATTGAACAAGCTATAGAAAATATAATTAATAGACCAAAAGAAACTCCAAGAATAAGAAGTGGAAATAGATAATGGAATTTAAAACATTAAACAAGAAAACTATAGAAGAACCTATTTTTAATGCAAATTACACTGTACCTAAAATAGCTACTACAGATGAAGGTGCTTTAGAAGAAATACAGACTGAAGGATTTTACAACACATTAAAAAGTTATTACTCTTATAGAGAAAACGATAAAAAATTTAATAAAATGTCTCATGCAGATTTATTAGATTATTTCTATACTGACAGGTCTTGGAGAACAAACAACACTGTGTCTATGGGTATGGATATGTCTAATGTCATGGGTGAAGATGATGATAAAAGATTAAAAGAATTTGCATACATATCACAAACGTATGAAAACTTACCTTCATTTTGGAATGACCCAAATAGAAATTTTGGTGCATGGTTAGTTGATAATGGTGGAGCTATGATAGCTGACCCTGTAAACTTAATAGGAGTAGGTGTCGGCGGTCAAGCGGCTAAAACAGCTTATAAACAAGCATTAAGAGTAACGCTAAAAAATAAAATAGCAGGTGAACTTAACGAACAAGCATTAAAAGAAACTTCAAAACAAGCACAAAAAGCGGCAATGGGTAATGCCATAATTAAAGGCGGTTTAACTGAAGGAGGTATCAATGCTGTTATAGCAGGTGGTCAAGATGCTTTATTACAAACTACAAATATAAAAGCAGGTATTCAAGATGAGTACAGCGTAGGTAGAGGAGCAATATCAACAGCCGCAGGGTTTGGCTTTGGTACAGCTTTTGGTTCTGCGTTTGCGGCAGGTGCTTTTAAATTAACAAACAATTCATTAAGAAGAAAAAGTGTACAAGTTTTACAAGAAATAGAAGACAAAGGTCGAAGTAACATGTCAGGTGCAAAATTATTTGACAAGTTAATGCCTGACAACAACACTCCCTCCCTAAAAAACAAACCTGCACCCAAATCCACAAAAGAATATATTAATAGATTAAATGAAGGTGAAATTACTAATGTAGATAAACCACCTTTATTATCTAACAACGCAACTAAATTTAAAAACCCTAGCACAGGTAAAGAAATTTCTTATGAAGGTTTAATTAAATACAATATTTTAGAAACTACAGAAAGATTAAACAAAGGTAAAATTACATTTGAACAAATGAAAACCGAGATGAAAGAACTTGGTGCTGACCCTAAAAAATTAGAAGAACGAGCTAACAACGCCGCATACAGTGATGAGTTTGTTAAACTTTATGTAACAATGGGTTCACAAAAAGATGCAATTAAAACTAGACACGACATAATGGGTGCAATCGGTTCAGAGAGTGTGAATACTAAATATAACTACACACCTGAAGAAAAGATGGAGTTGATACTTAAATTTCAAGAAGAAAGAAAAATAACTGAAAAACTATTAGATGTAGATAGTATTATGGGTACTAACGTAGCAAGAGCTTTAAGTGCTAGAAACATTGATGCTGACGGCACAAGAGTTACTAAATTAATGGCTACTCCTGAAGACCCTAAGATGTTAGATTTATCAAAAGGTACTGCTGAACAACAATGGGAATTTATACAAGCTGTAGGAAAACTTGCTGACAGAGACCAAATTATTAGAGCATTGCAAAATTCAAGAGAAGTAGACAAATGGGACTTAGCAACAGAATTTGTAAACAATAACCTTTTATCTTCACCAGATACACACATACTTAACATTGTGTCAGGTCTAGTACAAACACAGTGGAAACCTGCAACTAGATTATTAAGAGGTGCTAACATGTATTTCAGAGATGCAGATAGAGCAAAAGTTATTATGAGAGAGGCACTTCAAACTTATTTATATCAATATGTATTTTTAGGTCATGCTTTAAAAAGAGCCTCTAAATCTTTTAGAGAAGGTAGAGCTATTCTTGATAGTAGACAAATGAAACACGACAGCACAATGAGGCAAGGACAACTTCAAGATTTGTTTGATGCTTGGGGTGATGCTGTTTCTAAAACTGTAGGTGCTGACGGTAGTACATTAGGTAAAATTATTACAGGTGGATTTAGAGGTACAGGAAGAGTTATCTCTGCACCCATGAGAGTTTTATCAGCAGGAGATGAATTTCTTAAATCTATGATGTTTAAAGCAAGAATGACATCTTTAATTAACTCAAGAATATTAAAAGAAAATCCTGAGTTTAGTGTAATGAGTGATACCAAAATACAAATAAATAAAAAGAATTTTACGGACATTACTTACGCAGATAAATATAAAGAAAGAGCAAAACAAATAGAAGCTGAGTATATCAATGAAAATGGTTCTGCTGTAGAAATTGATAAAACAGTTGATGCTAGATTAGATTCACCTTTATATGACGCACAAGAAGGTTCTTACACAGGTAACGTAGGTCAAATAAATCCAAACACAGGAGAATTAGAAGACAAACTTACTGGTTCAATATTAAGAATAGCTACAAAACATAAAGCATTAAGAGTTTTAGGTCTTCACTTTGTGAACACACCGTCAAACTTATTAAGATGGTCAGCACAGCATTTACCTTTTCTTGGTAGATTTCAATTTCAAATGGCACACATGTTAGCTGAAAAAAGATTACCAAACGGAAAATTAAGAAGTGAAATTGCTAGAGGATTAAATCCGTTTAGAAAAAAAGAATATTTAAACCCAGAGGCGGCGGCTGAAGCTACTGCAAGAATACAAATGGGTTGGGCTTTATGGGGAACTGCTATTGGTTTTGCTATGTCTGGTAAAATTACAGGTGGTGGCGATAGAAGTTATAAAAAACAAAGAGACAAAGAACAAAACACAGGTGAACAACCATACTCATATAAAACTGATGATGGCAGATACATCTCTTTAAATAGATTAGACCCACTTATGATGCCATTCTTTATTGCGGCAGATTTAGTGGAGTTAATGAATAAACATTTAAAATATACAGATGATATAGACCCTGCTGTACAACAAGATACTACAGAATTAGTCATGGGTGTTGTAGCAACAATGACAAGAAACTTAACTTCTAAATTTTATACAAAGAACATTATTGAGTTAGCTAACTTCTTTAGTTCTGATGAAGCCATGCACTCAAGAAGGTTGGATAAAATGGGGTCGCAAGTGTTATCACAATTTGTTTATAAGGCTTTCCCTTTATCAGGAGGTTTAAGATATATAGATAGAGTTAATGATGAGTGGGAAAGAGAACTGTACACTTTAAATGATAGGTTACAAACTTTAAACCCTTTGGATAGTAAGACTTCGGTTATGCCTAGACGTAATATGTTTGGAGAAAAGATTGATAGAAAAAACGGTTGGTTATTTGGATTAGGTGGTGAGAGTGGACTATGGTCTTCTCCGTTTGCTATGACTAATTTTAAGAACACAGAGACAGCTAAATTTATTAGAGAAAGAGAATTTAAGTATAATCACCCTCAAGCTACTTTAAAAGTAAAAGGAGATAGCATGGGAATGAGATTAAAAGATATTAGAAATTCTAAAAATCAAACAGCATACGATAGAATGTTAGAGATAAAAGATGACACAAGAGTAACTTCAAACGGTGCTATTATAACAAGCTCTACTTATACAGGTAAAAAATATACGTTAGCGGAATATGTTGAAAAGATGATTTTAGATAAGAAAAGTTTTATTTATATGTATCCTGATGGAACTATAAATGGCAAAGATGAACAAGCCCAAGTAATTATAGGCTTTATTCAAAGAATAGACAGAAATGCTAAAAGATTGATGATGCGTGAGTTCCCTGAATTTGAAGAAAGAAGAAAAGCCTTACTTCAAAATAAGTATCGTTCAATGAAGAAACACAGAGAAACCCTAGAGACGTTAGCTCAATAGAGACTAAACCTGCTCTTTTAGTAAAACTAAATCAAATATTAAGGAAAATGACACATGGCAAATAGTTTTGTACGTTATACAGGCGATAACAGTACAACATCTTATTCAATACCCTTTAGTTATAGAACTACAGGTGACTTAACAATCACTCTTGCAGGGTCAGCTACAACAGCTTATTCACTGAATGCCGCAGGAACTACCCTTACATTTAATACTGCACCTGCTTCAGGTGTAGCTATTGAGATTAGAAGAACAACATCACAAACTACAAGGCTTACAGACTATGCGTCTGGTTCAGTTCTTACTGAAAATGATTTAGATACAGATAGTGAACAGGCATTCTTTATGTCACAAGAAGCTATTGATGACGCAGGTGACGTAATTAAAATTGATAATACAAATTTTCAATGGGACACACAAAATAAAAGATTAACAAATGTAGCAGACCCAGTAGACAATACTGATGGTGTCAACAAACAATTCATATCTACAAACTTACCAAACATCACAACAGTATCAGGCATAAGTGCAGACGTTACAACGGTTGCAGGTATTTCAGCAGATGTAACTTCAGTTGCAAATGATGCTACAGATATAGGTTTAGTTGCTACTAACATAGGTTCAGTAAATACAGTTGCCGCAGATATTACAAAAGTAATTGCTGTAGCTAATGATTTAGCTGAAGCAGTTAGTGAAATAGAAACTGTTGCAGATGATTTAAATGAAGCAACGTCAGAGATAGATACAGTATCAAATAGTATAGCTAATGTAGATACAGTAGGTACAAACATAGCTAACGTAAATACAGTAGCAGGTATAGATGCCAATGTTACTACAGTTGCAGGAATTAGTGCTGATGTAACTTCGGTAGCAGGTATTTCAACTGCTGTAACTAATGTAAATTCAAACAGCACAAACATAAATGCTGTTAATACTAATTCAGCTAACATAAACACAGTAGCAGGTATAGACACAGATGTAACTACAGTTGCAGGAATTTCTAGTGATGTAACTACAGTTGCAGGTATTTCAAGTGCTGTTAGTGCAGTAAATTCTAATTCAACAAATATAAATGCAGTTAATACTAATGCAACTAACATTAATACTGTAGCAGGGAACGATACAAATATTACAACAGTAGCAGGTGCTGATGCAGATATAAGCACAGTAGCTACAGCAGTAGATAATGTAAATACAGTTGCAGACAATATTGCAGGAGTTAATTCTTTTGCAGATAGATATAGAATTGCAGTAAGTGACCCTTCAACATCTTTAGACGAAGGAGATTTAGCATTTAACACAACAGATAATAATTTAAAATTTTATAATGGTTCAGCTTGGACATCTATATCTCCAGGTATTGCAAATGTTGTTGAAGATACAACTCCACAATTAGGTGGTAATTTAGATTTAAACTCAAACAATATAACTGGAACAGGTGCTATTAATATTACTGGTACGTTAACTGGTACTACTTTTTCTGGGAGTGGTGCATCATTAACTTCAATTCCTAATTCAGCTTTAGTTGGAACAGGTGCAATTACAATTAATGGTTCAGCAGTATCTTTAGGTGGTTCTGTTACAGTTGGAGAAACTAAACCAACAATCAGTTCATTGACACCTTCTACTATTCCTAATGATGCGACTACTATTGTTATTGCAGGAACAAACTTTGAAGCTACACCTAATGTTGAACTTATAGCTTCAACTGGTGCAATCACATATCCAAATTCAGTTGTTAGAAATAGCAATATTCAATTAACTATTAATGTAACTTTAGGTACAGATGGTACTTACTTTGTTAGAGTAGAAAATCCAGATGGTAATGCAGTAAGAACTGCTACAGCATCTTTAACAGTTTCAGATGCACCAACATGGTCAACTGCCTCTGGTTCTGTGGGTTCATATGCAGGTAACTTTAGTGGAACTCTAATGACACTTTCAGCTTCTTCAGATAGCACAGTGGCTTATTCTGAAACAACATCAAATTTAACTACAGCAGGTGTATCTTTAAATACATCTTCAGGTGCATTAACAACATCAGACTTTGGTGGAAGTTCAACTACACCTACAACATACAATTTTACAATTAGAGCAACAGATGCTGAAGCACAAACTGCCGATAGAAGTTTCTCTATATCATCAACATTCGGTGCAACAGGTGGGGGACAATTTAACTAATGGCTACAACATATTTAACAAGAACATCAGGAACACCAACTAATGCTCAAAAAGGTACAATTTCTTTTTGGATTAAAAGAAGTGCTTTAGGTTCTAGTAATTTAAGAATTTTTACTAATAATATATCTTCTACTTTGTTTGGCTATATTGATTTTACAAGTAGTGATAAACTAAGATGTGCTATGGATGATGCAGGTACAGTAGGTATTCAAACTAATAGATTATTTAGAGATACTTCAGCTTGGTATCATATAGTTTGGTCAATGGACACAACACAAAGTACATCAACAGATAGAATAAAATTATATGTTAATGGAGTACAAGAAACTTCCCTACAAACAAATACACAACCAAGTCTAAATGCTACTTTAAGTTTATTTAATACAAGTTCCTCAAATGGTCAGGTTGTAGGTAGTTATTATAATGGAAGTTCATATAGTGGTTATTTTGATGGCTCAATGTCTCATGTTCACTTTGTAGATGGAACAGCTTATGACGCATCAGCATTTGGTTCTACAGATGCAACAACTGGTGAATGGAAAATTAATACTGCTCCAACTCTTACAATGGGAACTAATGGTTTCACAATTTTAAAAGATGGAAATACAATTACAGACCAATCAGCTAACAGTAATGACTTTACTCTTGGTGGTGGAACTTTAACTAATACTGAAGATTCTCCAAGCAATGTCTTTGCTACAGGAACTCCTTTAATAACAACAGGTTCACCAACTTTTTCTAATGGTAATAATACTTTTACTAAATCTGGTTCAAGTTGGGTAGATTCATTTTCAACTATAGCACCTTCAAGTGGAAAATATTATAATGAATTTAAATGGGTTTCAGATACTGCTGGTACAAAATATTGTAGAATGGGAATAACAGAAGTAGATGGAATTGCACTTGCTACTTCATCAACAAGTATACAAGATATAAGTACTTCATATTTTTATGAAAATGAAACTGGTGGAATAACTGGTTCTGGTCATGCAGGAAGTTATGGAACTTCTTTTACAGTTGGAGATATTATAGGTGTAGGTTTAGATTTAGATAATAATAAACTTTATATTTCTAAAAATGGAACATGGCAAAATTCAGCAAATCCATCATCAGGTACAGGTGGATTTTCAATAAACGCTGGAACTTATTATATGGGTGCAGGTCTTTATTCAACTGGAACATCAGTAGTTAGTGCAAATTACGGCAATGGCTACTTCGGAACAACAGCAATTTCTTCAGAAGGTTCAAACGCATCAGGAATAGGTAAATTTGAGTATGACGTACCAACTGGTTACACAGCTCTATCAACAAAAGGATTAAACTTATAATGGCATACACAGGAATTAATAAATCTACAGAACACTTTAATACTAAACTTTATACTGGTACTGGTTCTACACAATCAATTACTGGCTTAGATTTTCAACCAGATTTTACATGGATTAAAAGTAGAAGTGATGGTTTAAGTCATGCTTTATTTGATTCTATTAGAGGGGTTACGAAAGTTTTAAATTCAAACGCAACTACAGCAGAATACACAAATACAGATACTTTAACTGCATTTGAAAGTGATGGATTTTCAGTTGGCTCTAATACAGGTGTTAATGCTAATGGAGAAACAAGAGCCTCTTGGAACTGGAAAGCTGGAACTTCTTTTACAAATGATGCTAGTGCAACTGGAATAGGAACTATTGATAGTACAGGAAGTATAAATACAGATGCTGGGTTTTCTATAATTAGTTACTCTGGAAATTCTACAAGTGGTGCTACAGTTGGTCATGGTTTAGGTGTAACACCATCTATGATTATTGTTAAAAGAAGAACTGCAGGAGAACAATGGGAAGTTTATCACAAAACTTTAGG